TCCTTTTATTTGATAACATCGTGGGCATCGTTGGCCTGATTGGAAATTATCTAACCTTGTATTATATACATGACCGTTTGTGCATTTTAATTTCAATTTCTGCTTATTATTTTTATATTCATTTGATAATAAACTATATCCTTCTTTTTCAATAATTTCATTTACTTGTTTAATATTATAATTTTGATTACCAGAACATATATTACATCTATGATTAGCATTTTTAAATGTTCCAAATGACATTTCAAAAATATGACCTTTATCACACATCATATTCAGTTTTTTCTTTGAATTTTCATATGTAGAAGATAATAAAATATAACCTTCTTTTTCAATAAATTTTTTTACAAATTCATATGAATATTGTTTTTTACCAGAACAGTATAAACACCTACAACCACTATTGAAACTATTGTATGATATAGACCACGTATGACCAGACGGGCATTTCAGTTTAAGTTTGCTTTTATTGTTTATATAACTTGTTGATAATAATGTATATTTTTCTTTTTCAATAAAATCCTTTACAAACTCATATGATAATTTTTCCGACACTTTTATAAACCTTTTATGTTGACATCATACCTATTTTTGTATCTTTCTACCCATACCCGCTGCTATTTTTATCTTTTCATTTTCTGCTTGCTCACGTATATCTTTGATTACTAGACCCATAAATGCTTCTCGCTCAAAATCTGCCATCTCATTACTTTCAGATATTGGTATGTGTGCCCTACTTGCCAAATAGAATTGGTCTGATGTAATAGTATGTATATTCAGACCACTACACAACACATACATTAGTAAAAAAAACTGTCTACGGGCACCTCTTTCTTCTCTTCAAATCCACACTGAGCACATTTTACATTGAATGAGAAGTCAATACCGAAATCATGGTCATCATACCATTTTGAAATCTTTTCCTGTTCTGACTGTTGAATATTATCAAGTAAGAACACTTTATCTTCCAATGATAATTCTTCTTCGCCATCAGGTGTTATAACACTCTTTATTGCCATAGCATATAACAATGTTGCTACATCAAGAGTTCTTTCGATATCACTGACTTTACTCATATCAGGATGATTGGCCTTGAATAAATCAAAAGCATCCTGTTGTAGTTTTCTTGTTACCAAATCCAATCTCAATGATATATTATCATTCAGTTTCACAACATTCCAATCTGCTGTTGGTTTTGTTTCAACTACTTTTGGTTCTTCTGTCTTTTCTACCAGTTTACCCTTTCTTTGTTTTGCTGCTGGGGTAGGTGCTTTCACATCTTTCTTTACAACTTTACTCAATGTGGTTACTGGTAAACTTGACAGATTAATATTTTGTTGTGTTTGTGACCCACAACTGGTACATGTTGTCTGAAATTGATATGTGGCGCCTCTTGTTGCCTTACGTATTTCAACCATCAGATAGAATCTATCCTGAACATATAAATCTTTTGCCTTTAATCCTTCCGGTTTTATAATACATTCTTCTATCAATTCATCCAATGCAGTCTCTATTGCTAGAGGGTCATCCGTTGTCTCATATAACAATAATCTTTTTAGCTGCCCTGTTGTTACTGGGTGAAATGACACATTCTGGCCGCTGCCCGGCAAATTGGTGTCGAAAACGAATGTGTTTAAGTAATTTTTGAAGTTTGAACCCATTTCACATCACTCCTATACAGTTTATTTTTTGATATTTATAGTCTTTTAAATGACTTGTACACAATTATTATGTTGCTGCTTTTTCACCTAATCCCATCAAAGAGTTCATTGATAACATATATCCAGATTTTCTCATTGATGTTAATAATCCTGGCTCACCTTCACCGGCTGCTACTGTATGATATTGATAACCAAATGTTACATCAAATGTAGCAAATTCGTTGCTGGCATAGTCCAATGTTACTGCTCCAATAGATTTTGGATAAGCACCATATAATTTATATGTACAAATAGCCGCTCCATCCAATCCAATTAACTGAATTGATTGGTCTGTCATATAATCTTGTGGTTTTCCATAGGCGCCTGTTTCAGGATTTTCCATCAAATAATTCCATTCAGAAAACTTCTGTAATACAGTGGCATCATGGTTTACCAAAAATTGTACTTGCCAATCTTGTGTTCTTCTTACACTTGATAATTTATACTGTTTACCACAAAAATATGTAGATGTTTCTTCTACAGCAGATTCGGGTAAAGTTGTTGAACGTACAAAATATTTAAAATCTTCTGTATCCAGACCAAGTGTTCCTGTTGTAATTGCAGTGGAAGCCGCTGTATTCAAACCAGCTTTAATTGCTGATGATACAGAAGTCAAGTCAGGCATAGATAAAGCGCTCATACCAGACCTCAATCCTGATTTTATAATGTTTTGCATGCCAGGAAATTGAACTCTACATATAAACAAATATACTCTGGCATTACCACCTAAGAATTTTGCTTTATATGTCTCAATATCAATTTTTTTCTTACCAAATTCACCAGCAAGAGGTCTAACAAATTGATTTTTTATATTACTCACCAGAGCATCAGTTGATGGTATTTTAAATATATTCAGCATTAAAATAAACCCCCGATTGGTTTTCCAGCAACTTTATTTATCAATGACTGTAATATAGTGGTTTGTGTAGAATTTGCATCCAACTTATAAACTTTATAATACTGATATGAAAAAGAAACATCTATGGTGGCTATATCTGTAGATGAATAATCAAGTCCCACAGCTCCTAATGACTTTGGCCATGCTTGAACTAACTGAATTTTATGTGTCGCATTACCAGTACCATCCAGTAGGAAAAGATTCTGGTCTACCATATAAAAGTCCGCGCCAGTTTGATAATTGTTAGATGGTTCATATATCCAATCATGCCAATTATGAAATTTTCGTAATAGAACACCTTCGTTATCTACATTGAATGATACAGTCCAATCACCATATGTTCTAGTGCCTGCCATTTTATACGGTAAGCCGGGATATGGTATTATGAGTTCTTCAAAAGTGCTATCAGGTATTGATGTTGACTTCACCATATAAGGCACAACATTATCTTTAGCCCCATACCCTAAAGGAGAAAGGAGAGATGACATAACTACATTACTATATACTACGGGCTCATCTATGCCCGGTGGAAATGTAAACATAGCAAAAAACAGATATGCCCTTGCTCCATCTACAAACTTAGTTTTGTAGCTATCGATATCAAAATTAATTTTAATATTAACCACCCCACTTCTATTAGCCGAATGTTGGTGTTACTCCATATGTAGCTTTATCAGTTACATGATACAAGTAAGCAAATGTAATATCAAACTGAACTACATCATTTGTGGTGTAATCCAATGATGCATTACCAATAACCTTTGGCCAACAAGCAAACAATTTATACTTTGTAATTGGGTCTCCTGTAAGGCCGAGCAAGTCAATTTGTTGGTCAACCATGTAATTTACAGGATTTGTATAAATGTTTGTCGTAGGGTCATGAATCAATGACAGCCAATTATGAAAATATTTCTGAATATTTGCTTCGGCGTCACAATTGAAAGTAACAGTCCAATCAGTATAGGTATACTTTCCAGCCACCTTGAAGTCGAAACCTTGCCATGCCAATTGAATATCATCTATTGATGTTTCCGGCAAACTCGTTGAACGTACTAGATATGTTGCTTCATCTGAATTTGCAGCAATACTAGATGGGAAAACTGGTTTGTAATAAAACAGATATGCCCTTGCTCCCCCATTGAAATTGGCTCTGTAGCTATCTACATCAAAACGTGCCATAATGTATCCTCCTATGGGTCTAATGACCATAATTTTTATTCTTTTACTTATTTATAAAAAATTCTATTTCTTTCAAACAACTATTGTTATCTTTATACCAGTTATCTTCTCTTATAACCAATAAATCAATGCTTTTTTGGATACATTGTTTTTTCTTCATTTCATCCAACCATCTTCTATAATCATTATTATGCCAATATACCCCATTAAATTCAATCGCTTTATTCAGTTCTGGTAAGTAAATATCCAGTTCTAATCCTTGATTTGTCCAGTAATTTTTGATTATCTTACGAGTATTTTCAATAATAATACCATCGTATATAGATTTCACATAATTCAGAACTTTTTTCTCTACTTTAGAACCATTGTTTATACATTTACACAATGGACACCTTTGTTTTCCATGCTTGAAATTATCAAACCGCATATTAAATTGATGGCCATTGGGGCACTGAAATCGTAAATTTTTATTATTTCTTTCATATGATGTTGATAATATTGTATATCCTTCTTCTTCGGCTGACTTTTTGACATCATCTAGTGTCAATTTTATATTATTAGCACATACAGGACATCTATATCCTTGTTGAAGTCCATTATAACTCATTTCAAATAAATGACCTTTTGGGCACTGCACTGATAATTTTGTTTTAGCATTTTTATATTTTGTTGAAATTATTATATATCCTTCATTTTTAACATATTCTTTAACTTCATCAAGTGTATGTTTCCTACAATTTGTACATGTTGGGCATCTATGTCCTTGTTGAAAATCAGCTCTTGCCATTTCAAAAACATGATGTTCGGAACAAGAAATTTTTAATTTTGATGTGTTATTAATATATTCAGTTGATAATAAGGTATATCCATCAACAGACTCTATGAATGTTTTCACTTGGTTGTATGTAAATTTTATCTTTTTCATATAAACTATTTACAATAAAAAAGGAGTTGTGTAAACGAACACAACTCCTTAGTTCTTATCTTGACATCAAACCTCCTTATCCAGCAATTCCAGCAAGTTCCGAGAAGGAAGCGCCAGTCTTTGTGGCTATGAAGTTCAGAACGATAAATTCTGCTGCTCTTGTTGGTTTGATGTAAATGTCACACCACAATTCACCACGGTCAATTCTTTCAGGTGTATTGTTTGTTTCATTACATACTAACAAGTAGTCGTAAATACCTCTACGGGCTTTAACATCTCTCAAGAATGGGTCAATCATATTGATTAACAGCAATCTTGTAATATCATCATTTGGTTCAAACAAGAAGTATCTTGAAGCCGTTGCAATGGCTTTTTCCAGAACCATGAACAATCTACGAATATTGATTCTATTGAAAGCTGAATCCTTCAACAGAAGTGTTTTCTGTCCATATATCAATTTACCCATACCAGACAAACTTACAACAGGGTTGATACCATTCTTATACAGAATGTTTCTCTGTGCAAGGTTTGGATT